TAATATTACCGGATGGCCGCCCGCCCCGCCCGCTTTTTTTGACCCGTTCCTCGCGCGCAGACTGTATGGCCCCACATGCATAATGACAAAATCTACCGTCCAATCAGAACGCGCGTGTTAACCTTGATTGTCTACTCCTTCGCGCGTAAGTAGTCTATAAAGAGCTGCGCGCCCCACAAGACTCATTGTCTTTAACTCAAAATGCCGAAGCGGGAAGCCCCATGGCGCCTGGTGGAGACGCTCCCCAAGGTGAGTCGCAATGCCAACTACTCGCCCCTTCGCATATCGGGCCCAAAACCCGACAAGAGATCTGCCTGGGTTAACAGGCCCATGTATAGGAAGCCCAGGATCTACCGGATGATGAGAGGGCCCGACATTCCAAAGGGCTGCGAAGGGCCTTGTAAGGTCCAGTCTTACGAGCAGCGTCATGATATCTCCCACGTGGGAAAGGTCCTTTGCGTGTCTGATATCACCCGTGGTAATGGGCTCACCCATCGCGTCGGTAAGCGTTTCTGTATCAAGTCCATCTATATATTGGGCAAGGTCTGGATGGACGACAACATCAAGCTGAAGAACCACACGAACAGCGTCATGTTCTGGCTAGTTAGGGATAGGAGACCTTATGGCACCCCTTTGGACTTTGGCCAGGTGTTCAACATGTTCGACAACGAGCCCAGCACTGCGACTGTTAAGAACGATCTCCGCGATCGTTTTCAAGTTATGCACAGGTTCTATGCCAAAGTCACAGGTGGTCAGTATGCCAGCAACGAGCAGGCTATAGTCAGGCGATTTTGGAAGATTAATAATTATGTTGTCTATAACCACCAGGAAGCTGGTAAATACGATAACCATACGGAGAACGCCCTTTTACTGTACATGGCATCTACGCATGCCTCTAACCCCGTGTATGCCACTTTGAAAATTCGGATCTATTTTTACGATTCGATATCCAATTAATAAAGTTTGAATTTTATTTCTTGAAATTCCAGTACATGACTTACATACGATCTGTCCGTTGCAAAATCAACGGCTCTAATGACATTGTTAATTCCTATTACGCCTAACTGATCTAAGTACAACATGACTAAATGTCTAAATCTAGCTAAATATGTCGTCCCAGAAGCTCGAAGCGACGTCGTCCAGACTTGGAAGTTCAGGAACGCCTTCTGTAGACCCAACTCCCTCCTGAGGTTGTGGTTGAACCGTATCTGGACGTGGTATATTCTTGTCCTGGTGTATGGTGGATCCTCTACTCTCTGTACCGTGAAATAGAGGGGATTGCGAATCTGCCAGATAAAAACGCCATTCTCTGCCTGAGGCGCAGTGATGAGTTCCCCTGTGCGTGAATCCATGTCCCGCGCAGTCTATGTGGAAGTAGATTGAACAGCCGCACTGCAAATCGATCCTCCTCCTGCGAGGCCTGGACTTAGCTATCCTGTGCCTGGTCTTGATAGAGGGGGGAGTCGAGGAAGACGAATTTAGCATTGTGTAATGTCCAGGCCTTTAATGATGCGTTTTCCTCTTTGTCGAGAAAATCTTTATAGCTGGCCCCCTCACCAGGATTGCAGAGCACGATTGAGGGTATTCCGCCTTTAATTTGAACTGGCTTACCGTACTTGCAGTTGCTTTGCCAGTCCTTCTGGGCCCCAATCAGCTCTTTCCAGTGCTTCATCTTTAGATATTGGGGGCTGATGTCATCTATGACGTTATATGACGCATCATTTGAATAGACCCTCGAGTTGAAGTCCAGGTGTCCACTGAGATAGTTATGTGGTCCCAACGAACGAGCCCACATCGTCTTTCCAGTTCTCGAATCACCTTCAACTATCAAACTAATAGGTCTTTCCGGCCGCGCAGCGGCATCGACACCGAAAAACTCATCCGCCCATTCCAGCATTTCTTCCGGCACTCTGTTAAAGGATGATAATGGAAAAGGAGAAGCCCATGGTTCCGGAGGCTTTGAGAAAATCCTGTCCAGGTTACTGGACAAGTTGTGATATTGAAATAGGAACTCTTTTGGGAGCTTCTCCCTTATGATCTGCATTGCCTCCTCCTTAGACGCGGCATTCAATGCCTCCGCTGCGGCGTCGTTAGCCGTCTGTTGACCTCCTCTAGCAGATCTACCGTCGACCTGGAATTCACCCCATTCGATAACATCTCCATCTTTGTCGATATAGGACTTGACGTCGGAGCTGGATTTAGCTCCCTGAATGTTCGGATGGAAATGTGCTGACCGGTTTGGGGATACCAGGTCGAACTGTCTCTGATTCGTGCAGTTGTACTTCCCCTCGAATTGAAGAAGCACGTGGAGGTGAGGTTCCCCATTCTCGTGGAGTTCTCGACAGATTTTGATGAACTTCTTGTTCACAGGTGTTTGTATTTGCCTAATTTGCTCCAGTGCTTCTTCTTTTGGTAGACTGCAGTGCGGATAAGTGAGGAAATAGTTCTTGGCTTTAATTGAGAAAGAACCCTTTCGTGGCATTTTGGTAAATATGAGTGTTCCCCGATTGGGCTCTCTCACAAAACTCTGAGGAATTGGGGGAACTGGGGGAACATTTATAGTAAAAGCTCCTTCTCAGGATCTGGCAACACGTGGCGGCCATCCGTTA